TTCTCAGAGTTACCTCAAAGCATGAGGACAAAGATACTACAAGAACTTACCTACACAAAGGATTATCGAAAAGGAGTTTCAACAGATCTTGGCAATTGTCTGAAGACGTAAGAGTACGTGATGTAAGATTTGAAGATGGACTACTAACAATCGACTTGGAGAAGATTATTCCAGAACATCAAAAGAGAACAACTTACGATATTAAGGGCAGTGCCCCACAACTACTTACAGAAAGTTGATAAATAAAACAAACAGAATAAAGGGAGATGGGCTTGACCCCTCCCTTTTTTGTGTGTATAATGGAGAGTAGTTATGAATCATTACATTAACTTATGTCCACCTGAGTGTGAAGACGTTGAAAATCTTAATCTAGATATCCCTAGTCATTACATGGATGATATTCTATTTCTTGCAAGAGATCTGGCAGATCAAAAGAATATTCATCTAAGAAAAGCACTCGGTGAATTGTTTAAAGAATCGTATAAAACATTAATGGAGAAATCGTATGAGCGTAAGAATCGTAAGAATGCAAAACGGGGAGGACGTTATCGGTGATGTGAAGGAAGCATTGAATGATGAAACTCTTGTGGGGATTCTTTTAACAAACCCTTATCAAGTTTACATTCAATCTGATACTGCACTTGTTCCAACTGATGACCCACAAAAATTGAATGATGTTCAAGTTCAATTTCTTCCTTGGGCTCCTCTCGCTGATAAGAACGAATTTCTTATCAGGTTGGATCAAATTGTCACTCTTTATGGAGCACATTCAGAAATTCTAGACAGATATAATCAAATTATTGAGGCAACAAATCATGACGATCAAATTGTTAATTCTTCAGCAGGACCCGAATGAATATCTCATCGGTGATTTAACAGAACTTGATGAGGAACCAGCACTTTTTATTCAAAATTGTTATAAAATTGTTGAGTGTGCTGAATATGGAACAGATGCAGAAGAGATTGAAAAACGTGCTCACTCATTAGAAGGAACACATTTGAAGGTATCTGCCAAGAAAATTGATGAGGGTGAAAAGGAGTACTATGCTTATGAGTATATTGTTCTGCAGCAGTACCCTAAATACGCTGATCAGAGGGATCTCTTCTTGACAACCGAATCGATCTTTACTATACTGGATCCAAGTGAGGATGTCCTCAAGTTGTACAATCGTGTTCTTGGGAGTTGATGGATTTTTACACTAGCGTAGCACTGTTGGGAGATGCGATTCTCTATCGTGGGTATGAGGGTAAACACCCTGTAACCTACAGGGAGAATTTCACTCCCATTCTTTTTGTCCCATCAAAGGATAAAACAAAACATAAAACTTTGGATGGGCATTATGTAAAACCAATGAAATTTCAGAGTCCTAGAGATGCTAGGGATTTCATTAAGAAGTATGAGAACGTCGAAGGTTTTGATGTTCATGGATATGATCGATTTGTATATCAGTACATTTCTGATAAGTTTCCAGGGCAACTTGATTATGATTTTCAAACTCTTCGCATTTACACCATAGATATTGAGGTGGCATCAGAGAATGGATTCCCTGATACTGAGTCATGCTCGGAGGAAATTCTTTGTATCACAATCAAAGATCTTAACACCAAGAAAGTATTTACTTGGGTCAATAGAGAATTTGATGTCCCCAATAATGTTCATTGTTTTCTGTGTGACAATGAAACAAAAATGATGGAAAACTTTATCAGTTGGTGGGTTGAGAATACTCCTGATATTGTGACTGGTTGGAACTGTCAACTGTATGATATTCCCTACATTTGTCGTCGGGTTAATCGTATTTTGTCAGAGAAATGGATGAAGTCTCTATCACCTTGGAACAAAGTGACTGAGAATGAGATTTATATTAAAGGTCGTAAGCAGATTTCGTATGATATTTTGGGTGTTTCAATTCTAGATTATCTTGACTTATATAAGAAGTTTACTTATACCAACCAGGAATCATATCGACTGGATCACATTGCCTTCGTTGAACTTGGACAGCGTAAGTTGGATCATAGTGAGTTTGATACTTTCCGTGAATTCTATGCTAATGGTTGGCAGAAGTTTGTAGAGTACAACATCTTTGACGTGGAACTTGTTGACCGTCTAGAAGACAAAATGAAACTCATTGAACTTGCAGTTACTATGGCATACGATGCTAAGGTGAACTTTGATGATGTGTATTCTCAGGTTCGTATGTGGGATACTTTGATTTATAATTTTCTAAAAGAAGATAATCTAGTTGTTCCCCCTAAACGTAGTTCCAACAAAGATGAAAAGTATGAAGGTGCATTTGTAAAGGAACCCATTCCTGGATTGTATGATTGGGTTGTGAGTTTTGACCTCAACTCGCTATACCCTCACCTCATTATGCAATACAACATTTCACCAGAAACTCTTCTGGATCGTAAGCATCCAACAGTAAATGTTGATCGTCTTCTGGAACAACAGATTGATCTTTCTGATTTGAACGGTAAAACGGTTTGTCCAAATGGATCAATGTACAGAACAGATATTCAAGGATTTCTTCCTAAGATGATGCAAAGGATCTATGATGATCGTACTGTATATAAGAAGTTGATGCTTGATGCAAAGAAAGAATATGAAAAGACTAAAGAACCAGATCTAATCAAAAAGATTTCAAAGTATAATAACATTCAGATGGCACGAAAGATTCAACTCAACTCTGCCTATGGTGCTATTGGTAATCAGTATTTCCGTTATTATAATCTTGCAAATGCTGAGGCAATTACTTTGTCTGGTCAACTCTCTATTCGTTGGATTGAGAAGAAACTCAACCAGTATCTCAATAAACACTTAAAGACAGAAAATGAAGATTATGTTATTGCTATTGATACCGACAGCATTTACCTTAACCTTGGTCCTTTCGTGGATAAAGTGTTCTCGGGCAGAGAGAAAACTACTGAAAGCATCGTGTCGTTCCTTGACAAGGTGTGTAGGTTGGAATTTGAAAAGTATATTGAAAGTTCTTATCAGGAGTTGGCAACGTATGTGAATGCCTTTGATCAAAAGATGTTCATGAAGCGTGAGACCATTGCAGATAAAGGTATCTGGACTGCAAAGAAACGCTATATCTTAAATGCTTGGGACATTGAGGGTGTTAGATATACTGAACCCAAACTCAAGATCATGGGTATTGAAGCAGTGAAATCTTCTACTCCTGCACCTTGTCGTCAAAAGATTAAAGATGCTTTGAAGATTATCATGACTAAAACAAATGATGATCTTATTGAGTTTATTGAAGATTTCCGAAAAGACTTTCAGAGTCTTCCTGTTGATAGCATTGCTTTTCCAAGAAGTGCAAATAACCTTAGAAAGTTTTCTAGTAATCTTACAATTTACGGTAAGTCTACTCCTATGCATGTCCGTGGAGCACTTCTATATAATTTTTGGATTAAAGAAAAGAAACTTACTCATAAGTATCCAATGATTTTGGACGGTGAGAAGATTAAATTTGTGATGCTTAAGACACCCAATAAAATTAATGAAAACGTTCTAGCATTTTTACAGTCATTCCCACCAGAATTTGGGCTTGACAAACACATCGATTATGATCTACAATTTGAGAAATCATTTCTTGAACCCCTCAAGATTATTCTTGACATCATCGGTTGGAAAACTGAAAAGATTAACACACTTGAATTTTTGTTTGGATAAGTATGGACTTCTTTAAAGATATTGTAAAAGAGATTGGAAACGAGTATGCATCAGTTGTTGCCGATGGTGTAGCAACTGGTGATTGTGACACGTTTATTGATACTGGCAGTTATATTTTCAATGCTCTCCTGTCAGGGACAATCTATGGTGGTATTCCATCTAATAAAATTACTGCTATTGCAGGTGAGACCTCAACTGGTAAGACTTACTTTTGTTTGAGTATTGTCAAACATTTCTTGGATAATAATCCTGATGCTGGTGTTCTCTACTTTGAATCTGAATCTGCTCTAACTAAGCAGATGATTGTTGAACGAGGTATTGATCCCAATCGAATGGTGATTATTCCTGTAGTTACTGTTCAAGAGTTTCGTACTCAAGCAATTAAAATCATTGACAAAGTTCTTGCTGAAAAGGCAAAAGACCGAGTTCCAATGATGTTTGTTCTGGATAGTCTTGGTAACCTTTCAACTACAAAGGAAATTGAAGATAGTTCCGAGGGTAAAGAGACTCGTGATATGACTCGTGCTCAAGTAATTAAATCGGTATTCCGTGTCCTTACATTGAAGTTGGGTAAGGCAGGTATTCCCATGCTTGTTACAAATCACACATATGATGTGGTTGGTTCTTATGTACCCACCAAAGAAATGGGTGGTGGTAGTGGTTTGAAATATGCAGCATCTACAATTATTCACCTTTCTAAATCTAAAGAAAAAGATGGGACAGAGATTGTTGGTAACATCATTAGATGTAAAGCACATAAATCTCGATTCACCAAAGAGAATTCTATAGCAGAAACTAGATTGTTTTATGATAGTGGTCTAGATTCGTATTACGGTCTGTTGGAACTTGGTGAAAAGTATGGTATCTTCTCTAAGTCTGCAGGTAGATATGAAATTAACGGAGTAAAGACCTACGCTAAAACAATTCTGGGTGACCCAGGAAAATATTTTACACAAGAAATCATGGAGCAATTAAATGAAGCAGCAGGAAAAGAGTTCAAATATGGAACAGCAGCAACAGTTCACGAAAGTGAAGTATCTGACTGATTACATTAAAATTTATGATAATGTAATTCCTCAAGAAACTTGTGAGCAACTAATCAAACAGTTCTCTGAATATACTCAATATCATGAACGATTTGATTATGATGGTCGTCCAAACTTTACTCAATTGAATATTACTGATGTTGCTGATAAAGATCAGCAATCTCCACTTTATGCTCTTCATGATTTCTTGGTGCAAGCAAGTCATAAAATGGGAGTTGCTTACATGACAGAACTTGGTCTTGGTCACTTTTGGCCAGATCAAAATGCTCTAGAGCAATATCGTATGAAGTGGTATAAAGCAGGTAGTGAAGATCGTTTTGATACTCATGTAGACGTTGGTAATCATGATAGTGCTAAACGTTTTCTTACCATGTTCTTTTATTTGAATGATGTTGATGAGGGTGGTGAAACGTATTTTGATACAATCGACTTTACAGTTAAGGCAAAAGCAGGTAGACTGCTAGTGTTCCCACCCCTTTGGACTTATCCACACTCTGGGAAACCACCTATCAGCGACGACAAATTTATTATTGGGACTTACCTACACTATGTCTGATAAGATTGAATCTCTAATTCTTTCTAATTTGATTGGGAACGAAACCTTCTGCCGCAAGGTCGTTCCCTTTATTAAATTTGAATACTTTGAAGATTACACTGAACAAGTAATCTT